CATACTATTTAATTAACGTCGATGGGGTGACGGCAAATCTTGCCACTTCGTTAACAGGCACAGCTATCAATACATCAGGCTCCCAATCTGGAGTGCATAGCATTTCGACGTTGGTTGATGTGCCAACAGTACAGAACTACATCTTTGTTTCTGATACTTCGCGGTTTGTGCTTTTGTTTGGCACTAGCGAATATGGCTCGACAACGCTAGACCCCATGCTTATACGCTGGAGTAACCAAGAGTCGGTTGTTGATTGGGTGCCCTCCCCACTTAACCAAGCAGGTTCTTTGCGTTTGTCGCACGGTTCTCAGATCATTACAGTGGTTCAAGCTCGTCAGGAAATTGTTGTTTTTACCGATTCTTCGGTTTACTCCATGCAGTATCTTGGGCCACCGCTAGTTTGGGGTTCGCAGCTTCTTGGTGACAACATATCGATTGCAAGTCAAAACTCAGCCATTATTGCTTCAGGGCGTGTGTATTGGATGGGGGTCGATAAGTTTTATGTGTACGACGGGCGTATTCAAACTTTACGTTGTGACCTTCGTCGCCATGTGTTTGGCGATATTAATCTGGCGCAAAACGAACAAATCTTTGCCGGTACAAACGAAGGGTTTAACGAAGTATGGTGGTTTTACTGCACGGCTAGCTCTAATACAGTTAACGCTTATGTGGTCTACAACTATGCCGAGGATGTCTGGTACTACGGCACGATGGGCCGCACGGCATGGCTTGATTCTGGGTTAAGGGATTACCCCCTTGCTGCAACTTACAGCAACAACTTAGTCGATCACGAATATGGGATTGACGACAATACTTCAGGTGTTCCTGTTGCTATTGAGGCTTATATTGAGTCTGCGGAGTTTGACATTGATGATGGAGAGCACTTTGGGTTTGTCTGGCGCTTAGTACCTGATTTAACATTCCAAGGCTCAACTGCCCAAACGCCACAAGTTACGATGACAATGTACGGCATGAACGGTTCGGGGTCCGGGTTTAATACTGAGGCATCTAAGGCAGTGGCCCAAACGTCGACAGCCACCATTGAGCAATTCACTAATATTGTGTACACCCGTATCCGTGGGCGACAGATGATTATTAAGGTTGCTTCTAGCGGTGTAGGCACAACATGGCAGCTTGGTGCACCACGTATAGATATTAGACCGGATGGCAGACGATGAGTTTGCTACGTCACCCTGCGGCACCAAACCTTCCCCTTGCGCCAAACAATTATGAGTCGCGGTATCAGGAGTCGCTTAATAACGTCTTGCGTTTGTACTTTAACCAGCTTAACAACAACTTGTTATCTCTGTTTGGTCGGAATGGGGGTAGATTTTTAGCGTTGCCTTTTGGAGCTTGGTCTAGCGATTCTGATCAAGTAGCTGTTAGTACAACGGCAGCGTACGCCGTTACTTTTGATGTTGCCGATATTGTGGATAGTGTTTATCTGTCTGGCAATTCAAAAATGACCACTACTTATTCTGGGATATATAACCTACAATTCAGCATACAGTTCGCCAATACAGATACGCAAATCCACGATGTTGATGTCTGGGCGGCGATAAATGGCACAAACGTGCCTAACAGTAACTCAAAGTTTTCAGTTCCTAATAGTCACGGTGGTACAGATGGGCATTTGATTGCTGCGCTTAACTTGTTCTTATCCATGAATGCGGGGGATTACGTTGAGTTGTATTGGCATACCGACGATACGGGCGTTAAAATTGAGCAAATCCCCGCTGCATCTTCGCCAACCCGTCCTGCTACCCCCTCAGTAATTGCTACGATGGTGTTTGTTTCAGCGTTACCGGAACCGTAATGAGCACTTCTACCAAAACCCTGACCCCTGAACAACAGGCTGCCCTTGCTAAGCTGCAAAGTTTTCAGCAGCAGAAGGCGCTTGACGAGTATTTGTCAAGTCGGGCCACGCAATACGGTGCTACACCAAAAGGCGGCACAGCTTGGACTGCTGGGCAAACACTTGCTAATCCGTTTGCTGGGTTGACAGACCTCGGTAAAAAGACGCAATTTGTTTCACAGGGTGGAGGTGAAGAAGCCCCACAAGAGCAAGAGGTTGCCAAAACTGTTAGCGATGTTTTAGGGGAAAAATTTGGTGCTCAATTAGGGCATAAGTCTACGTTTGCTAGAGCGTATAAAAAAGACGAAAAAGGAAACCCTACTGAAGTTAATATTGATTCACTCACCCCAGAAGAACTTAACTCTGGTAATGTTGTGCTGTTTATGGGTGGTGCTACGGGCGGCAAAGAACGTGAGCGTATGGCTCAAGCCTACATCCCCAAAGGCGACAAACTCATACCTGTCGGTGATCCGACGTATTACAAAGGTGAGCACCCTGATGCAGCTAACGTAGCTAACGCATTACAAATTGGGTCTATTCTTTCGCTTCCCTTTGGGGGGTCTTTATTTGGTGCGTCGAATCTTTTAACACAAGGATTGGGATCGTTCCTTCCCGAAGCAGCGGCAAAAGTTGCTGGTAGTGCGTTAGCTTCTGGTATTGCACAAGGCACCATGTCAAAGTTGACAGGAGGTAGTTTTGGAAAAGGATTTGGTACAGGTGCAATTGCCGGTGGGGTAGGTGCAGGGCTTGACCAATTTGCCGGGGACACATTTAAAAACTTAGGTGAGTTTGCAAAACCCGCTAAATCTTTAGTCACTTCTGGTGTTACATCATTACTAACAGGTCAAAAGTTTGACCCAACTACTGCGGTGCAGAACGCTGCTATCAATTATGGGTTAGGTAAAGCTGGTGAAGCTGCGGGAATTGACCCTAAACAACAAGCCGCTATGATGAAATTTTACAATTTTGCTGCTCCGCTAATTGCAGCGCGGCGTAAGCCGGGAGGACCATGATGAGTATTGAGTATGACAATAGTGGCGATGAGCTTCAAAAACTATTAAGTGCTAACCCAGTTGGCATTGATCTAAGCAATGTCAATTTAAGCGATTTTAATTTAGGGGATATAGCTTCAGGTTTTTCTGGAGATATTGGTAACTTAGGAATTACTCCTGATTTTCTTGCCGAATTAAACGCCAATCCAGATCTTCTACGGGCGTTTCAAGCTGAATTTCCTGACGATTTTAATGCTATTAAAGATATAATAAATGTAGGAAATCTTGAAACTGATGACGCTGTTGTAACTGATAGGAATCAAATAGTAAGCACATCTGGGGATGTACAAGAATCTATGGATAGCCCTAATCGCAGGGCGGCAACAGATCAAACTACCGATAAAACTACCAATAAAACTACCAATAAAACTACCGATAAAACTACCGATAAAAAAGGGATACTAGGCACAGATATTACTGCTAAAGACGCAGCCAAATACGCAGCCATGCTTGCAATGGCTAAAATGGCTTACAACGACGCTCAAAAAGCTAGAGAAGAAGCGCGTGGATGGTCTGCTCCGGGCGGAGCGGCTAAACAAGCTGTACGTGGCCCATCTGGTGGTGTATCGTTCAAGAAATCTGGTAAAGCAATGGGTGGGGGAATTGGGTCACTGGATATGGCGCAAGGGGGACGTGCACTACCGCCACGATACCTCGACGGACACTCAGATGGCATGGCCGATAAAGTCCCAGCGAACATCGATGGTAGGCGACCTGCTGCACTTAGTGATGGCGAGTTTGTTATTCCTGCTGATGTTGTTAGTCATCTTGGTAATGGAAATTCCAACGCTGGTGCGAAACGCCTTTACAAAATGATGGATGATATTCGTGCTGCACGAACGGGCAACCACAAGCAGGGTAAACAGATCAACCCTGACAAATTTATGCCGAGGTAATCATGGCAACATTTAAATCAGCCAAAGGCGACCTTACGGATGATCAGATCCGTGAGTACGTTAATAACAACTTTAATGCAGACACTTACAAATACCTCGTCAACCAAGGACTTATACGCCCCGGTAATGAAGATGAGTTAAAACAACGCGCTACTTATTATGGGCTTACTCAGCTTCTTGGGATGCCTGATTCAGAAGCTGCTGCTGCAATGGCGTCGGTTTTTGAAAAAGGATCTAAATCGGATGTTGATGAGTTAGCACGTTTATATGAACGCTCCATGATTATTGGAGTGCCTACGTCTGCGCTTCAAGAAGCTGCGGCAAAAGTCGGTTTAACAAGCACTGACTCTTATGACATTCAACGCTTTTTAGCAGACAGGGGTATTACCACAAGTGCTGTGGCTAAAGGCACACCTTCTTACGAATCAATTGTAGAACTAGGCCCACAGATTAACGCTAAGGATAATCCTATCCAAGGCGGCAATTTAATTTTTCAACCGGGGTATGACGCGCCGGGATCAGATACCAACATCTACAACTTAGCAAAATCCATTACAAGTGAAACCGACCCCGCTAAACGGGCTGAACTTGAAGCAAGTGCTAGGGCTGAGCAAGATAGGATGAACGCTGCGGCAAAAGCAAAAGCAGAAGCTGAGGCAGCAGCAAAAATAGCGATGGCTAACAAGCCAGACGAAGGGTACTACGGATCTCTTGTCGGTGGTTCTGGGGTTGATTTTAAAGGTTCATCAGGGCTAAGAGAGTTTTATGGGCCTTACGTTACTGACTATCTCTCCCGCATGTCTGGTCTTTTAGGGTTACGTGACGCCGAAGACTACACCCCCACTAAGTTTGGTACGGCAGCACAAGGCGGTACATATGGCGGTGACACAGCAAAAACGCTTGCAGATCTACAAACCCAACGTGAAAAGATGATGGGTATGGGCGAAGATAAATCTGCTGTGTTCCAACCTTATCAATACTCATTTGCTCCCAAACCTGCCGCAGCGGGAGGGGTGATGTCGTTGGTTGAGAAATACCAAGAAGGTGGGGACGTAGGCAACCAACCTGCACAACCATCTCAACCATTTACTGGGCAGTATGTTCCTTCGACTTACACGCCCCCCGCCAATACAACTTTTGATACCGCCCAACAACAAACGTATATGTCTCCTTATATGTCTGGTGTAGTTGACCCCCAGATGCGCGAGGCTAAACGCCAGTCAGAACTTATGGGCATGACCAATGCGGCTAAAGCTACTCAAGCGGGGGCTTTTGGAGGTACTCGTAACGTCCTTATGGATGCAGAACGCCAACGCAATTTGAACCGACAGCTTGGCGATATTTTTGGTGCGGGGCAACAAAAAGCGTTTGAAAACGCACAACAACAATTTAATATCGAACAAAATCGTGGGTTGCAGGTTGCTCAAACGTCTGCTCAATACGATCAGCTTGCTCGTGAGTTACAGCAAAAAGCCGAAGAAGCTCAAGCCAGAGGCGATCAGTTTGCTGCGTCCCTTTCGTTACAGCAACTCCAAGAAGCCAATCAAGCTGCGGAAAGAACCCGTGCGTTTGAGTATCAGCAAGCGCGTGATACATACCTTGATCCGTTCCGTGAGCTTGGGTACGCATCTCAATTACTTCAAGGGTTGCCTATCAGCGCATCAACAACGGGCATTAGCCCGTCTGCAAACGCACTGAAAGCATTACTTGCAAGTGCTGGTGTTCTTTTCCCTGACGGTTAAGGCAAATTATTATGGCTTACACACCTCTTCCTCCTAGCGGCGTTGTAAATGCTTTGCAAAATATTGCAAACTTTCCTGATAAGCGTTTGCGACAATACGCCGCAGGCGACCCCCGGCAACCCACAGGTCAAGTACAACCGGGACCGACAGGGCAGGCTGCGCAAGAATTAAACACTCGTGGTATACAACGACAGGCTGCGCAAAACAATCAGGCTATGCAAAACGATCCTTCTAAGGGACCAACAACTTTTCAACGAATACAACAAAAAGAACAAGAGCTTCAACAAAGAGAACAGCAGTTAGGTCAAAGAGAACAACAGCTTGGTTTGCTTGGCGCACTCATGGCTAAAAAAACGCAGGACATGCAAGCGCGGGATACTGCTGGTATAGGCTCGTTACCGCTAGATACGTTTAATAAGTTTGATGGTGGAATTGTATTTAGCGGTGGAGGCGCGGTTCAGCGGTTTAATGGACTTCAAGGCTCACAGCCTCGCAATCGTGCTGAAGCTAATTTGCAAGAACTTATGCAACAAGTTGAAATGCTTCCTGATCGAGAAGAAGTGTTGAGAGGTTTTGGAGGTGTCCAACCCGACGCGTATTTGTTACGTCGTAAATTAATAGAACGCGGGTATGAGATTGATCCTAAAACAAACGAAATAAAAACGCCTTTCAAAATGAAAGGCCCAATAACTCAGGAGCACAGAGATGCGTTGCTGGGGTTTGGGCAAATGTACGGAGAAGCAAAAACTAAAGAAGCTGCGTTACGCGGGGAAGAACTTTCAAAAGGGGCTTCACCTGCACAAAAAAAGAAAGAAGACACTGGTCGAAAAGATTCTGACAAAACAAGCACACCCTCTGTGGGAACATCCCTTGATATTGAAGGTCGGATGCGTAGAGGTTTAGCTTCTGTACGTGGGGAGTCTGATCAACAGCAACGGCTTGTAAGTGATATACAGCGTAACTTAGACGAGCAATACAAAGCCATCGATGAATCAAATTTAACTGACGCGCAAAAAGAAGCAGCACGTAAAAAAGTAACTGACGCTATGCAGGCTGAGTATGGTGAGTACACCAAAGGGCGTGAGACTAGACAGCAAGCTGTTGCAGATGCTCTACGGGGTAAAAAGCCCGGAATGTTTGCTGGTATTGCTTCTGCCCTTCCGTCTGGGAATGCGTCTTTTGCTGACGTGTTAGCAGGCGCTGCTAAAGGCGTTACTGCGGAGCGCGGTCGATATAGAGATGCTGATAAGGAAGCTGCGCTGTACATAGCACGAGCCCAAGAAGAGTCAGCCAAAGCCGACATGCTTGAGAAACGAGGGCAACGCGCAGAAGCACAAGCAGCAGAAGACAGAGCGCAAGCACTTCTAGATAAAGCCGCTATACGCAAGACGCAAGCATTGGATGTTAAAAAACAAGGGCTTGCAGCACTGCTCCAAAGGGAAGACAAGCTTCAAGCAGACGAACGCGCTATTGCTGAGAAAGCAATTACCGCGCAGCTTGATATTGAAAGCAAAAT